GCGCCGACACGCCCTGGATCGGATCGTTGAGGGCCTTGCCGAGCTGAACCGCCGAAGACTTCAGGTCCTGGTCGAGTGCGACCGACATGTCCAACATGGCCTTGGTGGTCCGGTCGAAAATGTCGTTGCCCTCACCGACCTCGTTGCGGAGGTTCTTGAAGGTGAGAAGGACGTTCGCGGCGGAGATAGTGACTTCATCGCCGAACGTGGTGACCTGTTGCAACTCCGAGGCCAGATTCTTCACGTGACCGGCGGTGATCCCGGCTATCCCGCCCGTCGCCTTGAGAACAGCGTTCAGTTTCGCCTCGGCCTTCGCCTGCTCCTCAGACGCCTTGAACGCCAGACCGAACGCGGCGACCAGCGGCAGAGTGACATTCCGGGTGAGGGACTGGCCTGTCCGCTGCATCTTCTGACCGAACGCTTCGGCCTGCTTCGACGCCTGATCGAACGCTAGGTTGAGTTGGGTAGCGTCCCCGATGACGGAGACGCGGACGATCGAGCTACGTCTCGCCATCGGCGTACTCCTTCAGATCATCGAGGTAGCGGGCGAAGTCAGCCCCGGTGAGCGTCCAAAACTCGGACGGCTGCATCCGGTAGACGCGAGAAAAGACCGGCAGCCATTTGGCTAGCCGGTCTCGGTAGGGTCCAACTCTTCGATGTCTTCGGTGAGGAAGTCGGCGTCGGCGTCGTCCAGATCAACATTCGGGTACAGCTTGCGGAGTTTCGCCATCACGATCGCGAGGATCACCGACGGGCGGGCCACCTGTGTCTCGACGAAAGAGTCCCATTCGTCGTTTCCGACCTGGAGTTGCACATCCACTGATTCGCGGAGGGTCAGCGAATCCAACGACACGTCCACCGTCTCGGTCTTCCCGTCAATGTCGACTCGTACTTTCATCTGATCTCCCTGTTCCACACCCGGTCGATAAGCCGGTCTGTCTCTCTGAAATAGATGTCAACAACCATCTCTTCGCGGGCTTCGAGGGCGTCGACAAGGAACGGTTGGGGGGCGATGTTCCGGGCGGGCCACCCCCAATGAATCGGCGGTGCGTACGGCAGTCGTGCCCCACCGGCGGCGACAGTCCCGGCACGTTGCGAACCGAGCGCCCGAATCGACGCTTCGAGCCGGCCCGTCTGATTCGGGGCAAGCGGTTTTGCAGCCTTGGCGACCGGCTCGGCGGTCTTCCGATGAATCTCCTTCTGCGCCTTCCGGTATTCGGCGGGCACAGCACGAAGAGCACGATTCAATTCCCGCAGCCCCTCCACCTTTACGGTCATGCCCCGTAGGTGCTCTCTGTGTTCTGGTATTCGATGGTGAACGCGTCACCCGAAGCCGGGTCCCAGGCGGTGAACGGGACGTCGACCACGATCACATCCGTGTTCGGGATCTGCGGGGTTTCCCCCGTGAACCGGGCGTCAGCGATGGTCAGCTTCAACAGGTTGTTGTAGGTGTCGTCGATCGCATCGCCCTCGAAGTCCAGACGGATCTCGACGGAGGTGTCCGCCGCGAACGCCTCGTAGAAGTCGTCGCGGTCCTCGAATTCGATTCGCAGCGTCCCACCCAGGGTGTCTCTCGGACGGTTGAGCGGTTCAGCCATCAGCCCCGCGTTGCCGAGCTTGAACAGCCGGTCGATCGGGAAGTTGTTCTGATAGCGGACCGACGAGAACGAGATAACGTTCGAGTTGGTCACGTCGTCAATCAGGACTGTCCCCTGCGCATAGTGGAACACGTCGGGCGCGGCGTAGTTGGCGGTGGCGAGGGCCGTAGACGTGACCTCCTGGCGGGCCAGAAAGTCCGTGGCCATCTGCAACACGCCGTCAGGGTCCTGTGAGAAGCCGAAACCGGAGATCTTCGAGCCCGGATAGGTGAATGCGAACACTGTCCCGTCGTTCGCCTCAACACCCTTCTGCACCGTCAGCGACTTGCCGGTGAGAGCGCCGGGTGTGAACGTGTGCAGGTAGACGGTGGGAGAGTTCGTCTCTTCCGGCTGCGCCGTGGAAACCGCGCCCAGCCCGACCTTGAACAGACGCCCGAACTTTTCGGTGGCGACCTCAAAGTTGACGGTTCCTTCAGCCCAATTCCGGGTGATTCGACGGGTCGAACCTCTACCCAGCCGGGTGCTGGGACGGATACCGTCTGAGCCTCCAATGTTCTGCTGGCGGCGCAGCGTCTCCGAAGTGAATTCGAGGAATGTGTCCACCACGACAGCGGTGCCGTAGGTGGTTTCCTGCTTGTAGGCGAACTGGTGGTTGATGGCTCCCACGGCTCACTCCTTCTTCTGTCGGGCCTTTTTCCAGGCGTCGGATTGTTCGAGCAGCCGACGGGCAATCTCGAATGGGATTTCACATGGCACGCCTGGTTCGCAGACAACCCCTGCGGATGGGATTTCGACGGGCGTGCGCGACGGACCGATGTAGACCAGCTTCACGGGACTCCTAGGAGACGCGGGCGGTGACGGTGATGTCGAACTCGCAGATGACGTCCCATCCCTGATCCACTTGGGTGGGCAGGTAGTCGATGTCTGAAACGATGGAACGCAACGTCTGGTCCCCGGCCGACGGTGGACTGTCGCGGATCGTGTCGACGATCAGGGCCATCAGGTCGCGGGCCCGGTTCAGAGCGGCCGCGAACGTGGCGGACGTGTCCGATGCTGTGCCCGCATATTTGACTTGTGCCCTGCCGGGAAGGGTGAACTCTTCGTCTCGACGGCCCGCACCGATAGCCGCATGGATCTGCGAAGTGACGATCGGATCGCCGGGTCGGATCAGATAGATGGCCTCTTTCAGTCCCGCCTCACCGTCGGCAGTCAACTTCACTTTCAATCCGATGCCCGCTGTCCCGAATGTGGCGTCGGCGTCGACCGCGGTTTGGAGGGTCGTACGGAACGCAATGATGAAGTCTCCGGCTGCGACTCCGGCCATTAGAACGCCCACACCCGGCGATAGTGGTTGATTCGGGCCATCATCGGCCGCTCGGTCGAAGTGACCCGGACCGCACCGTCAGGTCCGACCCCGACCACTCCGAACGGGGCGTCCTTCCGACGCCAGAGCTCGGCGGCGACAATCAGACAGGTCTGTTCCACTTCGGTCGGCACCGCATCCCATCCCCATTGTGCGGTGATCTCGACCCGCGCCCTGCGTCCGGATGTCGGGAAGGTGAGACTTTCAACAGCGGTAATCCTGTCGTATGGTCGCCCTTCGTGTACCAGGGACACCGATTCGACCTGATAGTCATCGGATGTCCAGGTCGTGTCGAAGGTCCCATCATCTGACGTGTCTGTTTTCACGACCAGCCCGGTAATTGTGGAAAAGTCGGGTACGTACACCCGGTGGGCGTCCTCAGCCTGGATCGTTTTCGCGGTGGCCGAACCAGAGTCGTAGAAGACGCGACCGCAGTAGTTGTCGATCATCCGCGACGCGGACTCGACGGCACGTTCCAGGTCGGCGTCGTGGGCGGTGTCCGAGAGTGCGATCGTGACGAAAGCTTTCAGTTCGTTCAGGGTGCTGTACCCGTTGACGATGGACATCAGGACGCCTCCTGTTCTCGGTACCGGTCCTCATCCAAGACGATCTGCTTGACGTGTCCGGTCTTCACCCCGGTATGCACGTACAAGGGGATGTCGAGGGCAAGCAGCCGTTTGCAGAACGTCACGTCTTCACCCCGTGGCCGTTGCCCGTCTTCGGTGACCGTCTCTGCGAACCATCGGAGCGGTCCCCCCTCAGGGAACTGCTCGAAGACTGTCCGGTGGACTAGCAGGCAGGCAGCGCCAGTCGCCTCCACTCTCACCACCGTGTTCTCCGGGTATCCCTTCAACACGGCCAGCCCGCCGTCGGCGAACTCGTACAGAGTCGGGACCATCCGATATCCGTCCGGTCCGCTTATCGCGGCGAAACACAAGCCGCCGACGATCGGCCTCTCGTCAACCTCCACCGCCGCCAGCAACCGGGGGAGAGCGTCCGGTGCGAACGTCATGTCCGAGTCGAGCATCCACAGCCAGTCGAAGTCGGTGGACAGGAACGATGCGGCGACTTCGTTCCTTGCTCGGGAAATGTTCGCTCCGGCGTACTGCGCGATCTGCCCGCCGATCAGACCGGGGTAGGCGAGACTGACATTCAGTAGCGATCGACAGAACTCTCCTGTGACTGTCCCCGGATGCAGATACGCGACGATTACGCCCCGACCGACCGCGCCCACCGGTCATCCAAATGCCTGTCGACCCAGGCTTGCGCCTTCATCGAGTCCCATCCGACCGCCTCCGGTAGTTGTTCGTCCCGGTAAACGTGGAATGGGGTTACATGTGTGCATGCCCACAGGTCGATGTCGAGGACGCCGCAGCGGAGACAGAACCAGCGGTCCTCACCCCACATCGGCCAGTTCGGGATCGGCTCAAACTTCACCTGTTCGAGCACGTCCCGGCGGATTAGGGTCGCCGCACCCAAACCGCCCACCCTGTAATGGCCCGGTTCACGGAACCTTGCGGGGGTCTGAGTGAACCCGTAATGGCCCTGGTCCCACACGTTCGGAAGCCATGGATCGCCCGGCGACCATTGCGACCAGTAGACGAGTGAGATGACCGGTTCAGAACCGACCAGATGGTTGATCGTTCCCGGCTGGCAGATGACATCCGAATCCACCAGGAACAGCCACGGCTGAGACTCTTTCAAGAACAGGTCGATCGCATAGTTCTTGATCGCTGCCACCCGCGATATCGACCCCATCGGCCATTCGTGTGTTCGACCGTCCCGGCTGTATCCACCCTCCGGAAGGTCGATGGCTGGCAGGATCTCCACGTTGGCGTCACGGAGCAGCGCCGACGACTCCGGGTTTAC